GTACCGTCAGAAGTGGACCAGGTAATATCCTGACCGTTCGAGGTATTGAGAATCTGGGCAACACTCGCGATCCCGCCGTAAGCCTTCATCGCATCGATGATGGTGTTACGCATCTGTGTAGGTACGGTATAGCCACCCTTATCATCAGGGGTGGTGCCCTGAGCACGCAGCTCTTTAACAGCCTGACGTTCTTCAGCAGTCAGCTCACCGAAGCCATGGCGCAGGAGACGATCGAATGCTGCAGCGCGGCGTACTTCTGCCTGCATTTCAGGACTTTCCTGACGCTGGCGCTGTTCAGGCTCCTGTTCATCAACAAAAGACTGATCATGGCGGCGCAATTCTTCTTCACGAGCGATACGCTCATCAAGCGCGTCCAGTTCGGATTTTGCGGCGTTCCACTGAGTGCGCTGCTCTTCGGTCCAGGTGGTATCACCAATTTTATCGTGCAGAGCACGCATATCAGTGGCGATGGTGTTACGTTTTTGCTTCATTTCGTGCAATTTCATGGTTTTTCCTTAAGCGTTAAGAAGAGTCAGCAGGCGCTCACGCGCCATTCGTTGGTTAATGGCTTGCGCCAGCGCGCCGCTGTCGCGCGCCTCCTGCCAGGCTTTCATGGATCGGATGCCAGAATCAGCCTCCTGATACGCCGGATAGGTCACCGGGCTGACATCAAAAAGGCGTGAAAAACGGTTAATTTCGCGAATGACGATCCCCTCATCGTCCTGGTACCAGTTTTCACCGTCATGGGCGATACGGAATGCGAAAGATGACTGGTTGATATCACCGCGCATCATAGGCGCCAGCACGAGGTCACGAATGGTCTGGGTGTCAGGGGCCGCGATGTCGTAGCGAAGCCCTTTATCATCGACGCTGACGCTCAACGTACCGGAAGCGCTGCGCCCGAGGATAAAGTTCGGATCATGGTTAAACAGCCCGCGGATATCGTCACCCAGCACGTCATCGAAAGCGCCGGGCTTAATAATTTCGCGGAAACCCCAGAGGGGTTCTGATCGGCTGTTAAACACCGATCCGTAACCGATAATGCGCGTGGGCTGCTCCCCCTGCTGTTCGGCACGGACCTCACCGCTGTAACAGCGAGTCTCGCGATCACTCATCGGTTTTTTCCTCTTCGGTTTTGGTGGTTTTGAAACTGTCTGCCGGGTTGGCGGCGTTGACGCTGACAAGCATTTCGTCCAGGCCATCTACCGGATTCATGTCTTCGAAAGCGCGGGCTTCGTTGCGACTCATCCAGCCATCAGTAATGGCGAAGTGATAGAACTGCGCACGCTCCTGTGGGGTACCGCGCAACAGGCCCGTCAGGTTAAAGCGGGCGTAGTAGCCTGCGGCTAACTCCGCCCGAGTAAACAGGCGTCGGTTTAGCTCCTGCTCCCAGTTCGTCACCCACGGCATCATTGAGTAGCGAACGAACTGAATCGCCTGCTGCGTGATGTTGCTGAAGGTGGCTTTTTCGAGGTCGTTGATCATGTGTGCCGGCACGTTAAATATTCCGGCGATCATCGAGCGATTGAGCTTGGACATATCGATTATTTGAGCGTCGATCGGTGATACGGTCAGCGCTTTGTAGTCCAGGTCCGCAGGAAGCAGCATCGTTTTATTTTCCTGGCTACGCAGTGCAAGCGCCGCTTTCTGCCAGACCTTCTTGAGCCTTTCCCATCCTTCAGATTTAATCTCGCCTTTAACAGTAACAATCCCGGCAGGGCGCGCGTTACCGCTAAAGAAGCTCTCGGTGTATTTCTGCCCACTCATGCCCATGCCAATTGTTTCGGCATGCTGCATCACTGGACTCAGGCCCATCTTCTGGTTATTGCCCAGCGCACGGATGTGAATCATGTCATCTGGACTGATGGCAAACGCGCCCTCATCGTTATACAGACCGTAGGTATATCGGCCACCGGTATTAATCAGCGTGGTTTCCCAGGGCATGCAGCAGTCAAGGGTTGTCACCTCCCCGCGGCGATTACGTTTAACCCAGGTGTATCCATTTCCCCAGCCGAGGATGTGGCGCTGTTTTAGCTCTCGCCATTTGTAGCTGGTTTGCCAGGTGTTTGGCTCATCGTGAACCAGGTAAAACGCAGGATGATCACGCGCAGGCTCAACCTTGCCGTTGTGCTTTCGCATGACGTGCAGCGGCATCTGGGCAAGATTTGAGGACAGCACATAAATGCAGGCGTATACCGCGGCCAATTTCATAGCCGTTTCAGGGCTCACATATACATCAGCCCTGAACAGGCCATCGGTATCGATCGCATCACCCGTTATCGGTGTTGCCGGATTCTCCAGTGATTCGCTTCTGAATAAGGCATCAAGCAGCACGCTTCCCCCTTCTGGCCATCGCCAGGGCTCCCAGCAACATCAAGCCGCCCGCGAACATAAGCGCAGGTGCAAGGCCAAAACGCAGATAAACCCCTGACGTGAGCAAACCGAAACCGGCAAGCCCAATAAGATCGGTTATAAGTGATTTCATAGGATTAAGAGGTCATCTTCCGGATCTAGAGATGAGAGGAAATCGCCAGGCTCTTTCAACATTGCCCGCCCAATCGCCATAATCAGCGCTACAGCGCCGTCAATTTTGTTTTCGTTCTGCTCTTTAATGGGTTTTACAACGTCGTCATTACCCGGTAGATACTTCCCGACCACGTTGCTGATACACCAGCTCATGATCGGGTTACCGTCGTGATGAAAACGCCCAGACTCAATGGCTGCTTCCAGCTCTTTCATTGGGTCTGACATATTGGTGTAGTTCTGAACGATAGTGATCGGATTAAGACTTTCATCAGCCAGATCATGTGAAAGCCCCGTCGCGCCGAATGGGTCAATCGGTGACTCACTGACCGGGTTGAGTTTGTTTGCCGCTTTGGCCTCTTCAAGGATGTAGCGGTAATCAACTTCAGCGCCATCAGTAACTGTAAGCAGTTCCATTTCAACCCATTTCTGAAATCGCTCCGCAGTACGACGATCTTCATTCTTTTCAACGCTGAATACTGTGTCGTAGGGAACCCAGAAGCGGGGTGCAACGCTGTAGTAATGTGTCTTGCCGTCAATTTCCCTGGTGAACAACCGCGCCATACTGTTCATATCCAGCTTACGCGCCAGGTCGAAAGACAGAACACATGGCTGTCCTTCGAATTGCTCCAGCGTAAGTGTCTTATCCTCGCAGTTCTGCCAGGAAACCAGGTTGTAGAAAGCGGCACGGGCTGCAACCCATATATTGAGGTGTTTAGTTTTAAACACACCTGCCTGACGGGCGTTATTAATAGCCCGCTGTTGCTGGCTGAGGAGAAAATCACGATAGACCGACACGCCCATATTCGGGTTAGCCTTTTCCAGCACTTTAGGATCGGTCCAGTCATCCCCCTCGTCGACGGTGTATATCACTCCGAACAATTCCTCATTCGGTACCGTGCCGTTAAGCATCTCAATCACTTCACGCCGTTTGTCGTAGCATGGCCCCTCAATGTTGTAACCCGCCGTCGTTATCGCCCACATCAGCGGCTGTCGCCGCGCCCCCATACCAGTCAGCATTGTGGTGTAGAGCGAATCTGTGGGATGTTCGTGATACTCGTCAACAATTGCACAGTGCGGTGAAGCGCCGTCCCCTGGATTACCAATCAGCGGCTCAAAACGCGCGCCATCTTCTGGTCGGTTCAGGTTGGACGCATTAACCTCGATCCCGAATGCTTCCACCAGCAGCGGTGTGCGCTTACACATCAGGCGAGCTGGTCTGAATACTTCCCAAGCCTGCTTTTCTGTTGTGGCCCCGGAATATACTTCAGCGCCAAACTCGTTATCACAGGTAAAACAGTACAGTGCCACACCCGCCGAAATAGCTGATTTCCCGTTTTTACGCGGTATCTCCGTGTAAACCTCGCGAAAGCGACGAAGCTTTGAGCCTTTCTGGACCCAGCCAAAGGCGCAGCACACAATAAACAGTTGCCATGCCTCCAAGGTGATCGGCATCCGCTTAAATGCCCACTCGCCTTTTGTATGTGGCAATAACTGGATAAATTTCGCAGCCTTTTCTGCCATGTCTTTATCGAAGCGGTAACGAAATTTCTTACTCTTTTCAGACGCCATGTCATCGATATGACGCTGGCAAGCCTGAATGACAAACTGGCACGCCGGGATTTTCCCCCGCACAACGTTGCGGGCGTATTGATTCGCGGCGTTTACGTTGGGGTACGATTTCCGGCTCATGAGTTGATCATCTTCAGGAATGGGTTAGAGGTTTTCTTCTGTCCGGCAAGGCCGATCAGTCGCTGACGACTGCTGGGGTCAAGTCCGAGCATGGAGCCGGTAGAACTCATCTCCGATTCCTGCTCTTTCTTTGCGGTTAGCTCAGGGTTTTTTATCTTCCCCCCCATAGCACCAGTGATAGACAGCCCTTCTCTGGCGATATTTTTAACCGCCCTGCGCCAGAACTCGTAGGCAACACACCAGCGCTCAAGTACGGCAAGATCGGTAACACACAGTAATCCCTGTCCACATAATTCTTTCGTGGTCAGTTCCCACATGACGGCCGCCATTGGCAGACCTTCATCCTCAGAAAACCAGTCAGGTGGTGCCACGCCTTTAATCGGTGTGAATACAGGTTCCTCTTTATTCAGGGCTCGTTTGCCGGGGTTACCTGCCAGCTCCTTGCGCGCCGTTGGCTTGGGGCGACGCCCGGAACGCCCCGCCGTTCCAGCCATAGGCGACACTCCTGGTTAAATTTCATTTTTCGCGGGT